CAATGCTTCCAGTGCATCACGCGTAGCCTGGCCCTGGCCGCCGAGCGCTCCGCTGAACACATTAGCCCAAAACGTCCGTATGTCAGAGCGCTCTGGGCTGAACGACAACGGGTTCATGACGTAGAACGTGTCGATGCGCCCTCTGTTGAGATCAGTCAAAGCCTCAACGGCGACGTAGTTGACCGTTTTGCCAACCTCGTCTGTTGAAACGCTGCGCCGGTAGACGATAAACGACGGATTGCTCGGCGCGTTGTACCAATCAGCCATGAGTGTCGTCTGACCATTGGTTCGGTAGCCGACAAACGTCGCGTCGGTTTCGGCGAGGATTGCGGTCTTGAGCGTTGCCAGTTGTGCGGTGGTCAGTGCCATATTATCACCTCAAGTTACGCGGCCGCCCCTCATGAAGGAAGGCGTGCCAGATTCCACGAATGCCCGTGCGCGGATGCGTTGGCTCGAAATGCCACAGCGGCCCGCGACACCCACGCGGCTCCCACGATGCGCGCAGGATGCGAACCCGTGGCGACATGCTCACTACGAGGCGACCGCGAAAGCCTGATTGCGCCCATGCACTTATCGCCCACGACCAGCAGTTTTGAACGCTAGGCTGCTCACGTGCTGGATCGTAGCTACCACTGCGAAAGCGACGAAAATCAAGGTGCCAACGATCCAGCATGCAACAAGCGTGATACGCCACATGAACCTAGTTGCCCCAGGGCTTGACCTTGCCGTGTTGCCCAGGAATGATGATTGCGATTGTCTACGGTTTGGTAGCGCCGCCGACCTTCTTGGCGGCTTCCTGCGCACCGAAGTCGTTCAGACCCTTAAGGAAGGCAAGTCCCTGCCCTTCGAGCCAGTTCGACTGCGCACGGTCCAGACCATCCCACTCCTGTGTGGTGGAGCTGAACGGGCTGCCGTCATCGTTCGTGACGACGAATGTCAGTTTTGCTTTCATTACTGTGCACTCCGATGATAGTGAGAATCAGTACCGCAACTGCCACGAATCCGAGAACGATCAGCAGCGTCGATGGGTCAAACATCGCGTTTCCTACGCTTGCTGATACGTTTTCCAAGCATTGCCGCTTGCCGCTCAAGGTAGCGGTTGTGCTTGTCCACCATGGAGCTGAGATCGTGCTTGTATTGCTCTACCATACCATTTAACTGGCGGTTGGCCTCGGCGACGACCTTGTCGTGCTCGGTGGTAAGCGATACAAACAGTTTCTCAGCGTCCATGGTGCGGCTCTATTACTTGCCGGTTGCCGTCTCGGGCGGCGTCGATTGCGCGCCCTTCAGGAGTTGCTGCAGTTGGGCGATCACGCCACCAGCGTCAACTTCCGTGGCCTGCGTGGTGTCCATCGACTCCAGCGACTTGGCCAGCGCCTTCTCCGCGAGGATCTGCAGGCGATTCTGGTGGGCAATTGCGTTCTGCATGCCCAGTTCGGCCATCGACTTGAAGTTGGCGTTGGCGACTGCTTCAACGATGTCGGCATTGAGTGCCATTGTGGTTCCCTTTGCAAAGGAATGTCCGGTCAACCCGGCCGGCAGGGATTCGCCTCTCGGCGAACATCTTTAGAGCTGGACAATGCCGGATGCGCTCCAGGTGATGGCAATGTTCCCGCTGTTCGGGGTGACAGGCAAACCCGTAACCCCTGTGTCAATGTAGGCGAAAAGCCGCCAAGTCGTGTTCGCGCCACTGTTCTTGCGGAAGACCACCAAGGCTTCTGCGGAATTGCCGCTGACGCTGGTGAAGGTAACGTCGTCGCCGTCAAAAAGTCCATTCACAATCGTCGGGTTGACAATTCGCTGCTCCGTCCCGACAATCCCGCTAAGATCGCTGTAGAACTGGTGCGCCGACGAGTAGGTATAGGTGCCCGTATCAACCAGCACCACAAACGGCCCGTCAGTCGTCGTGTTCTCGTTCATGCTGACATTGGCGTCAGCATCCATTGCGGACTGCTTCCACTTCGGATAAATTGCGTTAGCCATCAGGCTTCTCCGGAAAAGGTCACTGCATTACAACTCTAGACCGACTGCGTTTCTTGCCGTCTGGCCCAACGTAAATCTCTGCCTCGCGCTCGGCGGCCGCCAGCTGTGCGACTTGTTGAATCGCCTTCATCATCGCGGCCTGGTTCTCTGCCAGCGACTTGACCAGTTCCGAAAGCTCGCCGAGTTTCATTTCATCGTCCTCTTTCTCAGCCTGCATTTGCTGCACAGACTGCAGCAGCGGCTGCACCGTGCTTTCTACCTTTTGCTGGTGGTCCTGGAAGAGCCTTGTGACCTCGCCCTGAAGGAGCTTGTCTTTGAGCTGCTGTTCCCTGCCCGCGGCTTGCTGTTGCTGGAGCTGCAGTTTCCCAGTGTAGTCAGTCTGCATCTGGTGTTTCTGGAGCTTACCATCGAGGTCTTTCGCTTTCAAGTCTACGTTCACAGCCTGATCTTTAAGGCCTTGCTCCGCTTTGAGCCGCGCGTTCTCGATGCGGGACTGTTCCAAAGCGCTGGTCATCTCGATAACCGTTTCCTGCATCTCGCCGACGGTCCGCTTGGCCTCTGCCTGCACCTTCGCCATTTCAGCGTCGTGCTTCTCCTTGACCACCTTGGGATCTTCTTTCGGTTGCGGCGGCTGGATGAGGTCCAGGGCCTGCTCAACCTTGCGGGCGAAGCGGAACCGGCGGAAGACCTCGCCCATGATGAGCTTGGCGGCCTCAAAGGGCATAGCCCCGGACTCGATGAGCGGCTGGAGGCCCGACATCATCTGCCCCCAAGCGTTCATGAACTCCGCGATTTGGGCCTTGTCCTCGGTGGCTTCGAGGTCCACTGTCGAGTTCGTCTCGATGTCGATGCGGTAGGTACGCTCGAAACGGTCCCGCAAGACGCTAATGACTTCTTCCCAAGTCGGCAAGGCCAGCGATTGCAGTAACTCCGGCGGCGCTTGGGGTGGCTGGCCAGGCTGAGGCGGCGGCATAGATTGCACCGCCATCGCCTTTTGCCCCTGCGTCATTAGCGGAAGCTTGGTAATCTGCATCAACGTCGCGGGGGTGTAGAGGTTGGCCGCAAATTCAAACGCTACCCGGAACAAGTCGCGGCAGAACTCCATCACGTTCTTCTGCGAGCGCTTGATCCGCAGGCTACCCCACTGGTTCTTGATCTCTTGCGCGCGGGCGGTCTCAGAAGCCTGCGTCGCGCCACGCAGGATGTCCCCGATGCCCATAATCTCGTAGATGGTGGACTTACACGAGATTTGCGCCTGGTACAGCTCGCGGGCGACGGTAATTAACTCCTGCAACGGCATGAGCCAAATATGCTTGTCCAAGCCGCCGGCCTCGGCAATCGCCGACGCATTGTCCACCGGGATCAGCGTCGTATCGTCGGACTCGAGGATGCGGGACAGCTCCGAAAGCTGCCCGTTGTAGCCACCACGGACCTTAATAGCCTTGAGGACGATCTGAAGCCTCCGGGTAACTTCATTCAGCTCCTGTGCTTGCCGCTCGTAGAGCTTATAGGGCGGCACCGGCGTCAGGTTGTCGTTCCGGAGGACGAACTTGAGCGGCTCCGGCATCGGAAACCGCATGGTCAGGTCGAACGGATACGGCTCCTCGCGGATGAAGTCCTCAGCGAATGTCGGGCAGACAAACTGGATCTCGCGGGTGGCCGCCGTCCAGACTTCCCAGACCAGCAGCGTCGGCTCTTTGCGGACGCCAGCTTCGCTTCGCCGTTCAACCTCATCCTCGTTCTCAGTCTCGGCTTCTTCCCAGCGGAACTCCTTGTAGACGGCCTTGCGCGCAAACTCGGGGAAGGTCTTTTCAAAGTCCGCCTTATTCAGGTCGTATCCGAACGCGACCCAGGGGACATCGAGCCACTTTCTGGCGTATCCCCAGACGAACCTATCATATGCGATCCGGTCAAAGCAGAGCTGTTGGAAGTTCTCGTCCACGTGGTAGCGGACTCGAACAACCCCCTGACCCGGAACAAGGCCATTAAGCACCGCTCCCCGAACCGCGGCGTCGAAGGTCTCATATTCTCCGTTGTTGGAGTCGGCGGTGTACTCGAGGAGGCGCTCACCGACCTGGGCGACCGTAGAGTCCAGCGAGTTTTGAGTCCCAACATGGGTGTACCTCCGTGCGACTTCAGGCCGCGGCGTGCTGTTGTACAGCGCTGGGAGGATCGTTTCGGTGTTGCTGTAGAGAATGTTGAAGGGGACAGACTCACTTTCGTCCGCTTCGTAGATCTTGACGATCTTTTCGGCCTCGTCGAGCCAGCGGCGACGAAGTGCTTTGTGCCGCCGTTCGATGGCGTCGAGGAGCCCGCGGGGAGTCTTTGCCATTCTGTCCTTGGCGCACTGCGCTAGAGACAATGCCTTGCGGCGTCTGCCTCACGGAGCCTCTTCGTCCGGCTCATCGCGAGCACGTCGTTAAAGGTAAGCTGTCCAGGAGGTTGGGGAAATGGTAACTCGGGGCGGTCGGCGGCGTCAACTACCCACGGCCGGCTCATGCACGCATAGCGAAGCTCGTCAGCGGCGTGGTCCTCGCCCTCGGAGTCGAGGTCCTCGGCCTTCTTCTCGTCGTGCTGGAGAAGGGGCAGGGTGCGGATTGTGTCCTCGCAGGACTCGAGGATGTAGAGCATGGGCTCGCCGCCCACGCCTACGAGCCGTCGCCGGACCTGCTGCCAACCCGGCTCGCGCTTGTTGTCCGCCCGTTGCCAAATGATGCCGGCCTTGAACATCGCTTCGGCGATGGAAGGGCCGCCGTCCTTGGCAAAGATAGACGGGTCAGCCGTTCCATAACGGACCTTGAGGCCGTAGAGCTGCATTAGGTCCTTCTCGCGGCTCCTGATGCCCTCGCCAACAAGGCCGGCGTCGATCTTGAGGCCCTCGTTGGGCCGCCCGGTCGAACCGTACCATTCCTCGAACTTGAGCAAGGCACCGCGAGGAAGGCCCCATGAGCCGTCGCTGACTGAGTACCACCCGCAAGAAAACGGCCGGGCATAGCCCCAGTCCAGCGCCCGGAAAACGAGCCCCCGCTGCGGGATCTTGCCGCGCCATTCCTCCCCAAGAACGTGGCGGGCTGGATCAAACTCCATGAAGAAGGCGCCGTCGATGATGTTCCACTTCCCGTGGAGCCAGGCATCCACAAGCTGCGCGCTGCCGGACTGCTGAAGCTGAGCGACGTAGGAAGCCTGGTCGATCATCTTGTTGTCGACGACCTTGGCGGGGATGAACACCCGCTCGGACCAGACCTCTTTCCCGTCGAAGGGGTTTACGAAGCGGTCCTTGATGACCTCAAACCCGCGCGGATTAGGGTCGATGTATCGCTTCTTGACCCAGCCGTGGCCAGGGCCGCCAGGGTTACCAGTAAGGCGGAGACCAACTTTGACGCCAGGAGCCGCCCGAAGAGTAGCGCGTAGCTTGTCGATCGGCGCAGGAGACGGAAAATTCGTCGCTTCTTCGATGTAGACTCGGGTGTAGTTGTGACCTTGGTAGTTCTCGGCATCGCTGTCCCTTTCGAGGTGCCTGAACAGGAGGCGGGCGCCGTTCGGCATGGTCCACTCGGCGCGCTGCTCGTTCCAGGTCGCACCGATCTTGGTGAAAAGGACCTTGGAACGGGCGACGACCTCGGAAAGTTGCTTGAACGTGCGGCGGAAGAAGACGCCAATGGCGGCCTCGCCGTACTCGGCGGAGTGGGAGAGCCAATCGCCGAGCATCCCGTCGGTCTTGCCGCCGCCGCGGGCGCCGCCGTAGAAGACCTCGTAGACAGGACAGGCGACCAGGGCGGTCTGGGGGCCTGGTTGCGGAGACCAGATGACGGTGAGGATGGGCTTCACGGAAATTGAGCCCGTAGGCGACCTTCCAACTCTTCCGGCGCTCCATTCGCAACCCGCCTTATTTCGGACTCAAGCCGCCGCCAATCCCCCGAATCCTTGTAATCCCACCCCTTTGCGTCAAGGAAGGCCTCGACCTCATCGGCGTACTCGACTGGGAC